GGCAATATAGCATCTTGTACAGGGCCAGTCTCAATGTCTGGGTTAGCTTCAAGCGTTAAGATTATCTGATCGTAAGAATTAACAAGTTCCTGTGCTTTTGCAGCCTCATCACCAGTCTTTTCTAATCTTTTGTAAGCAAATTTTAACGCTGCGTCATCTCCCGGCATACTCACTAATGGAGTTTTTTCTGGATCTGGAACAAAGCTATTAGGTATTTCAACAACACCATATTGGTCAGCACCCGGCGCACCTATGCCTAAATATTGCTTTTGAACCGTGCCTCTAACACCATCTTTTACAGCAGGTACAGAATAAGGCTTTTTAATGTCTAAACCTTTTTGTTGCCCCATCTGCTTTATTTGGGCTTCGCGGTAACGTCTAGTTAGTTCGTCTTGCTCTTTTTGACGCGCAGCAGCGGCCTCTGCGGCTTGTCTTTCACGCATTGTGCTAATACCAGCTTCTGCTGATCGTGCCAGTATTTGACCAAGACCCGGCGCAGTTGCTGCTGGCTGATAACCGCTTAATTCCATCATAGTGCGACCAGCGGCACCAATACCAGCCATCTGAGGTGTCCCAGCCGCTGGCAATGCTGATGAAAGGCGTTGAGGCAGTGAAGCACGTTTGGCAGGTGCTTGAGATGGTGCAGTCGGTGCCAATCCATACTTAGCCATCAATGCCTGACGCGATTGGGGGGCTGTAGGAGCGGCTGACTGTGCCAGAACCTGTCTGCGTAGCCCAGCAATGTCTAGAGGCTGTGTAGGGGCTGCTGAGAGGCGTTGTGGCGGGGTTGGGCGTCTGACAGGCAGTGCCATACTAGGCGAGGCCTGTTGCGTGAAAAAATCAGCAGCAGATCTGCGACCAACACCCATTTGTTGACCTGTCATACCTCTCAGGAACGGATTATCAGCCATCTAACTCTCCTAACCTAGCAAACCTGCTATAGCGCCTAGACCAGCGCCATACGCGCCAGCCATCGGATTTTGCGAAACCATACCGCCAAGCTCTGCGCCTGACAAAGCACCGCCAAGGATGCTTGTAAGTGGCTGACGCTGTTGTGTTTCGTAAGTCGTCTGACCCATCTCACCGCCACGAACAGCCGCAAGATATTGCTGTAGTTTTTCTGCTGGCCGTGCTTGCTCAAACTGGAACCGTTCAATATCAGCCGCCACCTCTGCTTGCTGTTGAGCCTCACGAGCCGCACCAACACCAGCCAATGTCTCAAGATCAGCAAACCCAAACTGCCGCGCTGCTGGTGCCTGTGCAATCGCTTGTTGCTGTGCTTGCAACGCCATCGGTGCCAATGCCTGTGCCAATGCAGCTTGCTGGTAGCCAGATCCATAGCGGCCAGCTTTAGATGTTTGCGCCTCAACTTGTTCAATTACCGGGCGAAAGGCGGCTGATTGCAGTGGGTTTGTACCCATCAGGTTCTGCATCACGACATCCTGTACGCCTTGAATAAACGGGCTACCAGATATGGCTTGCTGACGAATGCCTTGCAACGCCATCTCAGATTCTGGCGAATAGCCCACAACTGTCTGGCCGGGATAATATTGTGGCGTTTCAGATTCATAAAGCTGTTTTGCTTGCGAAAGGCCATATTCAATGAATGGCTTTTGAAATGCAGGTGGTTCTACAGTGCTTGCCTGTACCTGTCTTGTGTTTCCGCCGCCTTTACTCATTTCATATTTCCTTTGTTAGTACAGTTGACGCTGGGCTGTAATCCTTCAACTGGCGCTCCCAGCCTTTGCGTCCGATGATTTCCATTCCGCTACATCCGTGGTCTCTTGCCCACTTCACTAGGTCTTTCTCAGCCTCTATTAACTCATCCATCTCACCGCCAGCCAGCCAAATGCGACACACGGATTTTTTCGGGTAGTCAACTATCTCCGTCACTATAACAGAATTTTCCAGTGGGAAAAACTGCGCTTTTCCTTGCTTAATAGCGTCTAGCACGTCTGTATCGCTATGCGTTCCACCTGAATATGCCAAAGCCGCATCAATATGATGCGCTAATCTCTCAAAATCATCCAATAATGACATAATCAACTCCACTGGAGTGACCGTGGTTTTTTTGACCCACAACAAAACTGCCGTTGTTTTTGGTTTTTATGTACGGATCGTGATCGTAAAAGTGTGAGTTTAATGGCGATAACAAAATGACGCTCTCCTTGCCAGCGCGTGGGTCTGTAACCGTTATGTCAGAGCCGCCACTAGGTAACGTAAACGTGCCTGTGCTATTTAGCTTGCCGTCAACCGTCCTGTTCAAGACTTCCGCAACCTCACGGGTTGTGGCCGTGATCGGATTAAGTATTCTGTGGTTGATAGTTTTGGTCATCTGCGACCCACCTGTCTTGCTTCGACATCTATGCCGTGAGCAAATGACCAGTTTCCGCTTAACAACATCTTAACACGATGATACCTGTCAGCCGCCCTAAACTGTACAAAACCAGCGGCATTTGTTGTACCGCCAGCAGCAAAATTTACTGTATCTAACGGTGTGCCTCTCATGCCTACAAATAACTCAACCGTGCCATCTTCGTGATAAGGATAAATTCTAGTCACGATACTATGCTTTCCCATACTGACAGCGGCTTCACCTGTGGTGATAGTTGCCTGTAACGGGTCTCCAGTAAATGTGTATAGCTTGTCGCCAACTGCGCCGCCAAAGAAGAACTCGCCGCCACGGAATAGCTGGCTATCAAGCACAGTGGTAAGACCATCAAGTGTGGCTGATATGTTGTCCAGATCTTCTAGTGTATAACCAGCACTAAAGAATGGTGCCACAAAGTCTGCCTCAACATTACCGATAGACCAGCGACCCAGCGCATAGTTGAATATGAGAAGCCTGTCAGGACGGCCTGTGGTGCTTTCGTTACTGGTGTATGACCACACAGCAATCTGGTTGAGCGGGTCAACCGCAGCAGTCATATTGTTTTTGTAAGCGGCATTAAAGTCCTTGGCAAAGAACTTGTCGATTTTCTCATTGCCGATAGGTGTGCTTTTTTGACCGTCAAACATATGAAAGCCGTTATCTGAATAATAGAAAACTATGCTTCCGTAATTACACACTGAGCCGGGGATAGAACACCCGCGCTGGCTCTCGACCTTGTCGAATTGAAATATAAGCGGTGGGCCAGTATATGTTGCCCGGAAGATGGCTTTCTCACACAATATTGTGCAGTATTCACCGCCGACCATACCAGTGATAGCACCAGAGTCAGGCAGTTCTTGAAAGTCAGATTGATCTGTGCCAGCAGTCCAGCTTTCAATGTCGTTAAATCCTGACCAGCGCACCTTGTAAGGCACCCGGCCAGAGCCTTCGTCAATATTGCCTGTCCACACAAAGTCACGCACAACTGCAATAAAGTCAGCCTTTGGCGGCGTTCCACCTAAATCAGAAAACGCAGTGTCAGTGCCTAACTGCCACTTTTGCAGTTCTTCTCCGGTTCCACCAGCCGCAATGACGTATTCACCGAATTGTACGAACCGCCATTTTTCTGCACCAGAAAGGTCATATGCTGGTGTTCCAGCTTTACTGACATCGTCCAGATTGTTAGTTGAGGCGTTGAAACTATACAGTTTGGCGTCATCTCCAGCGAATAGCTTGACGTTACCAGCGTTGTCTTTTGCGGCATATATACCTCGTATAGTTCCACTAGCGGAATTACTGAAACTAATAAATTGATTTAGTGGGCGATAGCCATTAGCCGCTGGTATTACGTTCTCTGCCGTAACCACGCCAGCGTTCATAAAATCAGGCTGATCCGGCAACCATTCTCCAAACTGTATCATTGTCCCAACCAAGTCCCGCTAGATGTTGTTATTGTAGACCATACCTCAGAACCAACAGGAATATCAGCCCAAACTTCATCGCCAACCTCAACCTCGCCCCACTCTTCACCAAGTATCTTTGCAGATGTTTCCTGTGAAACAAAAGCACTTGCTGTAGATGCTCCGTTAAACACGGCGTTGACGGCACCTGTTACTGAAACAGCGGTGTCTGCCGTTCCAGATGCCAATGTGACAAAGTTTGAGTTTGATGTAGCTGATGCTGACACAGAAACAGAACCAGACACGGTTCTGATACGAGTACCGTCAAGAGCGGCAGTGCCAACCGCATCAACCAAAGCCTCAAATGGACGCACACGGGCAAACGCGCTAGAAGCCGTGCTAATAGCCTCGACAGAGGCGACCATAGTTCTTATGCGGCCAGCGGTGCTAGAGGCCGTCACAGAGGTGCCAACGGCGGCTGAGACACCTTTTAGCTTTACCGCTGTGCCTGTAGCTGTGGCGGCTGTAGCAGCGGAGCCATCAGCAACCTTAACCTCAAGCGCAAGGGCATCTAGTGTGCCGTAGTTCCAGTTGTCCAGCGCACCCCAGCCATCCATATGGTCTAAGGCAACAGCAGTCCACGCGACCTTGTCACCCAGAGTATCTAGGGTGAAGGTGTAGCTATCTAGGGTTCCAGTTAGCCTATCTAATGGTGCTGTGGTTGACATTGGCTACACCTACGCTGCGGTGATGTCCATATCACCGATTGCAATCTTGAGGATGTCTCCAGTCTCAATGACCTTGCTGGCAGTCAGCGCACCGTGGATAAGCAAGTTCCCGGATGATGAGGCATCGAACAAACCAAAATGGCTTACCGTACCCCACGATCCAGTAGCTGCTGAAAACTCAACTGCCGCATCATTGCTTGCTGTGCCTG